TATTCAGAATCGTAAGAAACCATTTACAGTAGACTATACTGGATTTGGATGGGTAATGATTCAGAAGGGTGTGTTTGAAGACTTCAATGAGGATGGTACTAAGAAGTTACCTTATCCATGGTTTGCACCTAAGATGCAAGTCTTTGAATCTGGTGCAGTACAAGATATGTGTGGTGAGGATGTCTCATTCTGCTTAGATGCTATTGAGGCAGGATATGATATTTGGTGTGATCCACGCATTAGAGTGGGTCATGAGAAGACACGCGTGATCTGATAAGATTACAATAGTTATTTGAGGTAAATTATGGCAAAAGTTAAGAAGTCACTGTTAGGTTCAGTGTTCATTGAAGCTACACCCAAGAAAACTAGACAGGGTAATGGGAAGCACACAAAGTATGCTGCAACCAGCAGTAATAATGCTAAGAAGCGTTATAGAGGTCAAGGAAGAGGATAATACATCAGGCACTCACATAGGTGCCTTTTTTTGTGTTATAATTAAATTAGCGGAAAATCTCTCATCTCTCTATGGCATGTTTAATTTGTAACCTTCCTAATGTGGAGGTCTATGTTAGAAAAGAATACCTTACTGACCATACTTCTGGTTGGGGGGAGTTTGTAAAAGGTTGGTGGGTATCAGCAAAGAGTATTCCTGGTAGGGCATTTTATTTTGAAACCTATCTACCAGAATATGCTGCAATGTATGATAAACTACCTATCAGTGCATTTGTATCAGAACCAAAGACACCTGACCCTGATATGAGTCTGTATAATCTACAGTTCTGGAATTGTATGGACTATGGTATTGTAGCAGTTCAGAAGCAGTTCATTGGATCAATGGACTATGAGGTGCTGACAAGGGACCATGGCATCCAGAAAGGCACCTATGTGTGTACTATTGATAATTACCACCAGGACATTGATACTGTTGATTACAGCACCTCTGAGATACCATCTGAGCACAAGTCACATAACCTGATTGAATTGAACAATGGTCAGTATTGTCTGTATCCTAATAACAGAACACGTATCTATGATAATAGTCTAACTCCAGAAAATCCAAAGATGCCTGACTTTAAGGTATCAACTGAATATTATCAGGTTGAAAATGGTCATGACAGAATGGGACTTGGTGATGAGGACTCATATTTCTGGAAAACTACACAGGATAAAAAGAAGGAAATCAACGATCTTGTAGATCCTCTTTAAATTTTTTAATAACCCCTATAAATAAAGACATATCATAGTGTCTAGATCATGCCTGTTCAAAGGGTAAGTAAACCTTTTAAAGATATAAGTGCTACTTTTCAAACAAATCCTTTGAACAGTGATCTTATTGCGTTAAACAATTCTAATGCAATATCAAGAGCAATTCGTAATTTGATATTAACTGTACCTGGTGATAAACCATTTCAACCAGATTTAGGTTCTGAAGTATATGAATCATTATTTGATCAATTAGATCAAATTACAGCAACATCAATACAATCACAAATTGAAAATACTATTATAAAGTATGAACCTAGAGTAAAATTAAGTAGTGTTGATGTAAAATCAAATATTCCTGATAATGCTTTTGATGTCCTAATTACTTATGAAGTCATTGGTGTTGAACTTCCAACCCAACAAATTAGTTTCGCATTAGAGCTCACTAGGTAAATGCCTTTAGTAAATTTCAGCAATCTAGATTTTAATCAAATCAAAACATCCCTAAGGGATTACCTTCGAGCGAATTCAAACTTTACAGATTATGATTTTGAAGGTTCTAATCTTTCAACTATTATTGATCTGTTAGCATATAACACATATATCAATTCATATAATGCTAATATGGTGACCAATGAGGTCTTCATTGATAGTGCTACATTAAGAGAAAATATTGTATCACTAGCAAAGAACATTGGATATACTCCAAGACCAAGAAGGTCTGCAAAGGCATTAGTCTCATTTGCTGTTGATGTAAGTGGTACAACAACTGTTGCTGTAACCTTAAAGAAAGGAATTGTTGCTACCACTGCTGCAACCTTTGGTGGTCAGAGTTTTACCTTCTCTATACCAGAGGACATTACAGTTGGTGTTAATGACAGTGGATTAGCATTGTTTGATTCAATCACAATTTATGAAGGTGTACATATTGAAGAATCATACAGTGTAAATTCAAGAACACCTAATCAAAAATACATTCTTAATAATAGTGGTATTGACACTAATTTAATTAGAGTTAATGTACAAGATTCAGAAAACTCTACTATTGTTAGAAAATTTACACAATCAAAAGGATTGTTTGATGTAAAGGGTGATTCACCTGTATTCTATCTACAGGAAGTAGATAATGAAAGGTATGAAATCTTATTTGGTGATGGTATCTTTGGATTACCTATACAAGAACCAAATGTAGTTAAAGTTGGATATATTGTATCAAATGGTGAAGGTGGAAATAATCTATCAAGACTGTCTTATTCTGGACAATTAGTTAATAATAATGGCGCTTCAATTACAACAAATATTACTACAATGTTTGTTGATCAACAAAGTTATGGTGGTGCCCAAATTGAGAGTGTAGAATCAATTAAAAAGTATGCACCTCAGATTTACTCTTCACAAAATCGTGCTGTAACAGCAGTTGATTATGAAGCAATGATTCCAAAGATTTATCCTGAAGCAGAATCTGTCTCTGCTTTTGGTGGTGAGGAACTTACTCCTCCAAAATTTGGAAGAGTATTAATTGCAGTTAAACCAATTAATGGTGTGTTTCTTTCAAGCACTGTAAAGAATGATATTTCCAGACAATTAAAGAAATATTCAGTTGCTGGGATTATACCTGAGATTGTTGATTTAAAATATCTTTATGTTGAGACTAATTCATTTGTATATTACAATGAGAATAAAGCACCCAGTTCAACAACAATAACTGGTGCCTGTAGAAATAATATCAATTCATATGCAAATTCATCAGAGTTAAATAAATTTGGTGCAAGATTTAAGTACAGTAAATATCAAAATGTTTTAGACAATAGTCATGTTTCTATAACATCCAACATTACTACTGTAAATATGCGCAGAGACTTGCAAATTGTACTAAATGCATTTGCAGAGTATGAGATTTGTTTTGGTAATAGATTCCATATCAAAAATCATGGTCATGGAACACATGGTGGTGAGATTGGATTTAATATTAAATCATCTGGATTTAAAGTAGCAGGAATTACTGATACAGTTTATCTTGGTGATTCACCAGATCAATCATTGAAGAATGGTACAATGTTCTTATTCAAACTTAATTCTGATACTGAATTTGTAATTGTAAAGCAGGATGTTGGTACAGTTGATTATGTAAAGGGTGAAATAATGTTGTCACCAATTAATATCATTTCTACTGTAGTAAATAGAGGTGAGGCACTGATTGAAATATCTGCCACACCTTATTCTAATGATGTAATTGGTAAGCAAGATCTTTATCTTCAACTTGATACATCTAATGTTTTGATAAATGCTGTGACAGATGAAATTGCATCTGGTGATGATATTTCAGGAAGTAACTATATTGTTACTTCTTCCTACTCAAATGGAAAACTTGTTAGGGGTAAGGAGATTTTATCATCTCCATCTACCATTTCAACTACTACAACATCAAATTCAAGTAGTACTCCAATTATTCAGGCAGAGAATACTGTTACAGTAATATCTGGAATGGATGGTACAACAACCTCAACAACAACCACATACTCTTCTGGATCATCTAGTACATCTAGTGCTAGTTCATCATCAAGTTCATCAGGTTCATCTTCAGGTTATTAATAAGAAATGGCGGTAGATAGAGTACAAATTCAGGATGTATTATCATCCCAAATTCCTTCCTATGTACAGGATGATTTTCCTTTACTTGTAGATTTCTTAGAAGAGTATTATATTTCTCAAGAAACACAAGGTGGATCTCTTGACCTTATTGAAAATCTTGATCAATATGTAAAAGTTGATGAACTTACAAATCTAAAGACAGAGGCATCACTAGGTGCTGATCTTACATCTGTTTCAACATCTATTACTCTCTCTTCTGATACCAACTTTACATATGGATTCCCTGAGAAAAATGGTCTGATACAAATAGATAATGAAATAATAAAGTACAGTAGTAAAACTGCAACCACCTTAGAGGGGTGTGTAAGGGGTTTCAGTGGTGCTACACAGTATGTTGATACACTTATACCAGACAAGCAGACATTTACTTCTACTTCACCTGAAACACATAAAACAGGTGCTACTGTTAAGAATCTCAGCGTACTTTTCTTACAAGAATTTTTTACAAAGTTAAAGACACAAATTACACCAGGATTTGAAAATAGAACTCTTGCTACACAATTAAATGAAAAGAATTTTGTTATTGGTGCTGACAGTTTTTACAAATCAAAAGGCACAGATGAATCATTTAAAATTCTCTTCAAAGCAATTTATGGTGTAGATGTAGACATTATTAAACCAAATGATTTTCTTCTTAGACCATCTGATGCAAACTATGTTGTTAGTCAAGATTATGTTGTAGAAAAATATATTGGTGATCCTTTTGAACTTAAGAATAGAACAATATATCAAAATTCTACCAACTCAAGAGGAACTGTAACAAAAGTTGAAAAGTTAAATGTAGATGGTGATTTTTATCAAATTTCTATTGATACTGGATATCAACGTGATATTGATGTAAATGGAACAATATATGGAAAGTTTGAACCAAACTCAAAAACAATTCTTGTTAATAATGTAAGTGTTGGATCAACAATTATAGATGTAGATTCTACTGTTGATTTTGAATCATCAGGTTCTCTTTCACTTATTGATGATGACGATAATGAATTCATCACCAATTACACTGATAAGAATTTAACTCAGTTTATTGGATTGACTACAACAACATCTACCTTTACAAAAGGTATTGATGTTAGAAAGGATGATTTTACTTTTGCAAGTATAAGTGATGATGAACAAATAAGAGTAAGAATTCTCTCTACTTTACAAGCAGTTGAATATGATGGGGAAAATTTTGGATTAAGTGTAGGAGATAGAATTAGTTTAAAGACTATTGGTGTAGAAGATGAGACAATTAAATCTGATTGGTTTTACAATGTAAAATCAAAACTTGATGTCAAATCCATACATCTCTCTAATCCTAGCAGCAACATATACACAATAGAATTTTTAGATAATCACGATTTAGTTGTTGGATATAAAGTTGAAATAACTGATGTAAATTTAAATGCGATCAAAACTGGTGAAGTAACATCTGTAGATTCAAGTAAAATTTTAAATGTAAAGTTGGTTACACCAATTCCAACAAACACTTTAAATAATACATTTTCACTTGAAAATCAAACTCTTAAGGGCAATTCAGGTAAATTGCCAATTGGAAATATTAATGCCAATGTTCTTAATGCATACAAAAATAATAACAAATATTTAATTGCATCTAATAGTGTACCAAACTATGATGATGAAATAAGATGTGATGATAAAACATTTTTGTTTAGTGGTTCAGCAAATTTTGATATCTTAACCATTTCAAATAGTCAGGATCATGGTTTATATAATGGTGACTCTGTTTACTATAATAAAAAAATAACTTCTAAATCTAGTATTTCTGATGGACAAACTTTTGTAGATAAAACTATTAATGGTTTTAATAATCTAGAAGAGGGTGTTTATTTTGTAAAAAGAGAAAGTGCTTTTTCTATTAAGTTAGCAAATAGTAAAGCAGACTTATACAATAATAAATTTGTAGTTCCTGATGGAACTGTAACTGACAATAAATTTACTTACTATCCATTCTTTGAGAGAACACTTTCTGGTCAAAAGATTTACAGAGAAATTGATGAACCAATTCAGGAAGCAGGTTTATTTACAACAAGTCCTGGAAAAACTGGTGTATTGATTAATGGTGTTGAAATTGACAACTATAAATCATCTGATGTAATTTTTTATGGAGGAGTAAAATCATTTGAAATTACAAGTCCTGGTAAAAACTATGATGTAATTAATCCTCCTGTAATTAATACTGATGATGTTTCTGGAAGTGGTGTTACAGGAACTCTATCAGTTTCTGGATCAGTTTCTGAATTAAGAATAATCAATAAGGGTTTTGATTATCTGGAAACTCCTGTTGTAACTATTGATGGGGGCAATCCTGCAACTCCAGCAAAGGCAGAAGTTAATTTAATTGCTATTGATCATACTATTCCATTCCAAGCAGGTATTGAATTTAATAATCTTGATGGTGGTGTGGATCTTACAAATGATATTATTGGATTTTCCACCTTTCACAACTTAAGAGATATTGAACAAGTAACATATAATACTGCAAAAAATCCAGTTGTTGGTCTTGGCACCAATCAGGTTTATTTTGCTAAAGTTATTGATGGCACAAGAATTAAATTATTCTCTTCATTTGATGAAGCAAATAGTGGAATTAATACAGTTAGTATCACGTCTATTGGCAATGGTACACAAACATTCACTGCAGTTGAAAGAAAAAAAGTTGTAAGTAGTATTGTTGTTTCTGATAGTGGTTCTGAATACAAAAATCAGGAAAGAACAATTGTTTCAAGTGGTATTAGCACATCACTGAATAAATTTACAATTAAAAATCATGGATATAATACTGATGAAATTATCCAGTACACTCCTAAAGGAACTGCCATAACTGGAATTTCTTCTGAAACTGATTATTACGTTGGAAAGATAGATGATGACAATTTTAATCTTTACCAATTGGGCACTGGTTCTTTAGAAAAAAGATATTATATTGACAATAATATTGTAGTCAATATTGTAAAGGTAGGAGATGGATGTTTTAATTACAAACCCATCACAGTAACAGTTTCAGGAAGAGTTGGTGTTAATACATCTTTTGGTCAAAATATTGATTGCACATTGCAACCAATTATTAGAGGCAGTATTACAAGCGCAGATGTAAACAATGAAGGTGTTGGTTATGGATCATCTGAAATCCTTAACTTTGATAGAAAACCATCTGTCAGTTTAAACAGTGGCAAAGAAGCACAACTTACTCCAATTGTTGTAAATGGTTCAATTAGAGAAGTTGTTGTCAATAATGGTGGAAGTGAATATAATTCACCACCAGATTTAGTTGTTTCTGATGGCAAGTATTGCGAGTTAACACCTGTTATTTCAAATGGATCAATAATATCTGTTATTGTTGTATCTGGTGGATTAGAATACAATAATGACTCAATTATTACTGTTGTTCCTGCAGGAAATGATGGTGCTATTTCTGCTAATGTAAATGAATGGATAATTAATAAATTTGAACAAAAATTTAATAAACTCACTGATGATGATTGTATTATTGCTGATGGATCACTTGAGGGAACAACTCAACTTGCTCACTTGTATGCTCCTAGGAATATTAGAACATCAGTATATGGTAAGAAATCAAATGGAGAAATTCAATATCAGCATCCTGACTTAACACAGTTATCTGGTATAGAGATTGAATCCAAATATCATTCTCCAATTATTGGTTGGGCTTATGATGGATCTCCAATATATGGTCCTTATGGATATGATAGACCAGATGGTGGCACTGTCAGAAGAATGGTAAGTGGTTACAGTCAAGTTATTTCATCCAATAGACCTCCTTTGAACTTGTACCCTCTTGGTTTCTTTGTTAATGATTATCAATTTGATGATTCTGGTGATTTAAATGAATCAAATGGAAGATTTTGTGTAACTCCTGATTATCCAAATGGTAAATTTGTATATTTCTCAACAATTTCAGAAACATCTGAAAGTACAGGTCCATTTAAAAATTTCAAGAAACCACAATTCCCATACTTGATTGGTAATTCATTCCAACATAAGCAGAGTGTTTTTAATTATAAAAAAACATCTAACCATGTTGACTATGATTTAGTTGAAAATAATTGGAGAAGAATTACTACACCATATAAAATTAATTCCTTATTTGGTGGTTATGATTACATTTTTAATTCAAATAAATTAAAAGAACAAGTTATTGAAATCACTGGCGTTTCAAAGGGTAGTGTAGATTCTGTTGGTATATTAACTGGAGGTTCAAATTATCAAATTAATGACAGAGTTGTTTTTAAAGGTGATACATTTGGTAAAACTGCTAGAGGTGTCATTAATAAAATTGGAGGTAAGCAGGTTAATTTTGTAAACATTGATACTACTACATTTAGTAATATTGAATTTTTGAATGCAGGTGCTTCTAATAAATTTGTTGGATTTATGACTGCACCTCATAATTTAAAAGATAAAACTAGATTTAAAATTTCTGGTCTTTCTGATTATTTTCCAGGATTAGATCAATATTATAGTGTTGGTATTAATACTGGTTCTTATGTTCTTCTTAATAATGTGGGACCTTCATCAGTCACTGGTATTGTGACCTATTTTGATGTAGGTGGTGCATTCCAATATCCATCAGTAAGACCCAATGATATTATTAATATTGAGTCTGAGAAAGTAAAAGTCCTGAATAGTGATCCTCTTAATAATAGAGTAAGAGTTTTAAGAGCAGTTGAAGGAACAGTTGGTGCTTCTCACACAGGAAATGTAAAACTTTTTCAAGATTCAAGATCATTCTCAATTAATGTTGGGGCAATTAAAACCACCAAAATTCTTAAGACTAATACAGAATTATATTTTGATCCAAATGAATCATTAGGAATTGGAAGTGAGACAACTGTTGGAGTTGGAAGAACTATTGTCTTCTCAAATCCAGGAGCAGGTATTACAAATATATTTGTACCAGAACAACAATTGTTTATCCCTAATCATAATTTAAAAGTTAATGACACTGTAACTTATAAAACAAACACTGGTAGTTCAATTGAAGTTTGGATTGGAAGAACTGGAATTGCTAAAACCTCATTGAGTCACTTCTCATCACTTTTTGTAGCTCCCTTTGATGGTAATTTAATTGGTTTATCATCTACCAAAGTTGGATTGACTACATCAGGTTATGTTGGAATTGTTGATGACACAGTAGGTCTATTATATTTTACTGGAGTAGGAACTGGTGCATATCATAGTTTAGTTACTAATTTTGATAATGTTGTAAAAGGCACTGCTCAGAGAACGGATGTAACTGTATCAACTGCAAGTTCTCATGGTCTTAGAAAAGATGATAATATTGTGTTCTCATTGAATGCTATAAATGAAACAACTATTGATGTCAAATATAATAATTTTAATAGAAGAATAGTATTTGATCCTCAAACGTTTGCAGCATCTGGTGTTAATACCACTACAAACACAATTGATGTTAATAAAAATATTTTTAAAACTGGTGATAAAGTAATTCATTCATCAATTACACCATCTGGTGGTTTAGTGAATGAAAAAATGTATTATGTCTTCATGGATTCTCCAACAACATTGAAACTTGTTGAAGATAAATTTGAACTGAATAAAATTTCACCAAACTTTGTAGATATTACTAGTGCTGGTATTGGCACTATATCAAAAATTAATCCAAATGTAACTGCACATACAAATATTAAATTTGATTTGTCAGATGCATCTCTATCATTTGTCTCCAATTCAATAAAGTATCCTGCATTTAAAATGGATATCTTTACTGATCCTTTGTTTATTAATCAATATCTTTCTTCTAATGGTGATAATGATTTTAATGTAAAAACATCAGGTGTTGTTGGAACAAATGGACAACTTACTATTAATACAAAAGAAACACCATCTGCTCTTTATTACAAATTCAGTAATGTAAATGCATCTTTTATTGTACAAGATAAAAAATTAGTTGTTGATGAGGATGTTGTTTCTAACAATACAATATTTAAATCTAAGTCACTTGTTGATGGTGGTTATTCAATTACAGGAATTGGAACTACAACATTTAATTTTGACCTTGATGATACTTCGCCCATTTCAAATTACAACAGAACAACTGCAGAACCTGAATATACAACCACATCAAAAACTGCATATGGCACTATAAAAAATGTTGATTTAGTTGATAATAATTATGGTTATCAAACACTACCTGGCATCTCATCGGTAAAGAGTGGTGTTGGTACTGGCGCTATTCTTTTTGCTGAATCAAAGTCTATTGGTGTAATTCAAAATCAAAAGTTTCAATCTAATAATATTGGTTGGAATTATCCCACTGATAAGACTCTTAAACCAACTGCAAATATTCCAGAAATTGTTGAGGTAAATCCACTTGCATCGTTTGAGAGAATTGGTATCACTACATCTGGAAAAGATTACCTTGTTCCACCTACTCTTGTAGTAAGAGATGGATATACTGATGAGATTGTAGATTGTGTTTTAACTTATGAATTAGGTGACCCAGAAGTTGAGATTATTGCTAACTCTAAAGGATTCTATCCAGTTACTTCTAGAATTATAGCAACTAAAAATTCTAATGGTTTTGAAATTGGAAATGTTTCAGTAACTGGGACCACAGTTAGATTAAATCTTACCAATCAATTTAATAGTAATGATGAATATCCTTTCTCAATTGGTAATAATGTATATGTTGAAGGTATAAACATTGGTATTGGAACCACTGGTAAAGGATACAATTCTGAACAATATAAGCACAAACTTTTTGAAACTGTTGGTGTAAAAACTAACGCTGGTGGTTCAGGTGCATATGTTGAATATGAAATGAAAGATAATCTTAGTGCAAATGAAGTTCTTGGTAATGTATTATCACTTAATTCTGCAAGAGTAATTACAGAATCACACCTGCCATTATTTGAACCAATACTGGGCAAAAATGAATTCCTTAATGATGAATCTGTAAGTTGGGACTCAAAATCTGGTATTGTAGAGGACTACAATCAAGACACAGATATTCTTAAAATTAAAACATCAAATGATTTATCAATTGGTGATATAGTCACAGGAACTTCCTCTAAAACAAAAGGAGTTGTTGTTAAGAAGTGGGACTTTAATGCAGATGTAAAAACTGGTGCTGGGACAACAATTAATTATGGTTGGTCTGATGACATTGGTGTATTAAATGAAAGTCTTCAAAGAATGCCAGATAATGATTACTATCAAAGATTCTCATATGCACTCAAATCATCAATTCCATTTGACAAATGGGATAATACTGTTGGTTCATTAAACCATACATCAGGATTTAAAAAATTCTCAGATTTAGTAATAACAAGTCAATCTGAAAGTAATCTTTCACCCTTTGTTGATGATACTGAAATGTCATTTATTGTTGATTGTATTGGTGAGGGTGATTTAAATTGTGTGTATGATTTTGATATTGCAGAAGAAAATGTTTATACTGTTAATGGTGAAAGATTATCAGATACAATTTTCTTACAAAATGTTATTCTGACTAACTCCTTTGAATCAAAAGGAAATAGAGTTTTAAGTGTTGATGATGTAAGTGGTCTTTTTAATAGCACTGTTAGACCTGAACGTTTTGCTGCTATATCTGATTTTGAACCTGGTGTAAAGTTTGTTAAATCATTATTCTATGTACAAGACACAACATTTACAGATGAGAGACAGTTCCAGATTAGCACCACTATAGTTGATGATGAATTTTCTTACTTGACAAGTTATGCAAACTTAAATACTTTCCCAGATTTAGGATTCTTTGATGTTAATGTATCTCAAAATGAATGGAATTTTGTATTCCATCCTACTAAATTCTCTATTAATAACTATCTTGTTTCATCATTCTCATTTGTCTTTGAACCCACAGTAAGTGGTGCTGCAATAACTTCATTTGGTGATGTTGTTCACTATGAAAGTCAAGAAGTAAATGT